TATTACAGCGAATGTACATGCGACGGTGTTAAAATCGTAGTAAATAACAAGTATACTCTAGACAATAAGACAATTGAAATTCAAGAAATTTCCCAAACATTTGAATTAATAAATGGTGAAATTATCAGGAAAGTTTACGTAAATTATACAGAATGCATTGACAAAAGAAAAGAAACGGACAGAGAATCTAAGAAAACCAATCAAACCATACGAAACGATCTTAGAGGTGCATTCTATGCATATTTTCATGATGAAAAACGTTCACCCGAAAAACGCAGCACATATTTCAAAGTGTTAACTGAGACGCCATATAAATTAACGGCGGATGATATCGCAAAATTTAACCAAATCATGCAAGACGAAAGTATACGATCTGAAGAGGCTCAAAGATTGGCTCCCTTGCCTGTCAATATCTTATTGCCAAATAAAGGACTTCAAAAAAACGGTATTTATATGCTTTCGAATGTGTGCGAAGATGGCACACCAAAAGCGAATTGTAATAAAACGTTTTATATGACAGTAGTCGAGATTAAACCTGATGGTAATATTGAATATAGTTTAAATTCAATTGATGCTCCACATCGTAATATGATATTGCGTCAAAATCATTCAAATTTTCATGGCAATATTGAGAACATGAGTGTTTCCAGATGTAAAAAAATTCCTGAATTTGAGATGAACAATGAAATAATTGAAGATATGAATATAGATGACATTCCGAGTCCGAGTGAACAACAAGAAAAAGAGTTCCTACCAAACGGTTCTTTTGTCAACAACTCTGACAAAGAAGGTGAATTAAAAGGTTTTGTCAACCAAGCTAAAATCGCCCAAGACGGAACTAAAGGTGGCCGTAAAACACAACGTAGACTGCGAAACAAACGTCGTCATTCCTCCAAAAAACGATAAACGCACATGTCGAATTCAAATTCGAAATGTATCAGAGATTATTTTTTCCCCTTTTTCTTTTTGGGCGCAGCGATGTCATTGCTGAGTCCCAGCGTCGACATGAGGTCGTCCACCGACAGGGTCGTCGACGCCGCCTGCTGTTTCATGGCCAGAAGCTGCCGATGTTTCTCGAGCTGTTCCTCGCGTTTCGCCAGTTCCGCCGCTTTTTCGGCCAATTTCTTCTCCTGCCGCTGCTGCGCCTTGGCCAGCACTTTTTCGCGCATCGACATTTTCTTCTCGAATTGTTTAAAGGCATTCTGATCGACTTTGGCGCCCTTTGGGATATTGACACCCATTCCCTTGGCCATCGTCTTGAACATGTTGGTAAAGTCTTGTCCCCCACCCATATCCTTCATCTTCTTCATCATCTCACTGGCCTCTTTCATAATGTCCTCGCGCGAAATGTCGCCCGCGGCCATTTTCTGATTGAGTTTGTCCCCCACCGTCTTCACGAGACCCGACACCTTTTTCGGATCCTTCATCAGCATGGCCAAGACCTCTTGCGTCGATCGGGCGTCCTTCATGTCCTCGCCCAATGTATTGGCAAAATCCTCGCCCAAATCCTCGGCGAGCTCCTTGGCCAATTTGCCAATCTTGCCATTGAACAATTCCATCAAGTGTTTGTGAATCTCCTCGGGCTTGGGAATGTTGGGCATGGATGTCTTCTTCTTAAACGGATCGTCTTCGTCGTCGGAGGATTCCACGTCTTCGGCCTCTGTTGGCGCATTCGCAGATTCGCCGCCAAAAAACGCCGAAAAGGCCTTTTCAAAATTGGCATCCTCCTCCTGACTTCCGGACGCCTTGTTGAAAAAGGTGCCTAAACTCTCCATGACATCTTTCAACTTGTCTTGCAGCTCTTCTTCGTTGACACCGTCAAAGAGATTCATCGACGGACCAAAGTCCGACTTGTCGTGTATCGATCCCACCAACATGAACAAGATGACTTGCAAATATTTCCACAAGGATTCGCGCGTCTTGTCCGTAATGCCTTCACAATGAAACAGGGCCTTGAATTCGACGCCCGGCAGAAACATGGTATTGATCCCCGAATCGTGCGCAAAAATGTCGGCATTTTGATTGAGAATGTCAAAGAACCGCTCGGGATACACGGCTAAACAATGCTGCAACAGCGAATCCATTTCCACCTCGGGTTCGAGCCACTTGGACCAGGACATGGCGTATTCCGGAAAGGTGGCCGTGAGATCGCGGGCAAAATCGACCATCGTGGCGCGAAACTTTTCGGGCATAGTAGGTGCTGGCACAGACATTTTTGGATTCGTCTATAGAAGCTTTGCATATTTCTTAAGTGCCTTTAACGCAATAATTTCTTTGCATAGAACAACACCCCATATGTTTGAGAAAACGTCGCAAATGAAGGAAATTACGCCCATACACCATCGACGCGGCCAAAATGGTCGCGTGTATTTGGTGACGTATCGGGACGGTAAGAAAGCCCTGTTAAAGATGCCCAAAACACAGTACAATGACAATCTCATGTACGAATACTTGGTGGGCAAACATTTTACCAATCACGCGGGATCGTTATTTGTCAAAACCTATGCCCTCTTTCGTCATCGCGGACCTTGCAACGACGATGAACCGGTCGACCTTACACCCAAGCCCAAGGATCTCGACTTGGTATCGGTATCGAGTGCAAACTATCATGAATTTTGCAACTGCAACCAAAATTTTGCCCTCTTGACAGAATACATTGAAAATGCTCGTACCTTGGAGGACTACCTGCACCAAATCCGGTACGATCGCAACGTGACCTTGAGTATATTGAAACGAATCTACGACAAGTTGACTCAAGTGTATCCATCATTTGTACACAACGATTTGACACTCGTCAATGTACTCATCAACCAGTCCGGATTCTCCAAAATCATTGATTTCGGTAGAAGTTATTTCCACGTCGACGAAAACAGTTCGGAAAATCTGCACATGCAAGTCATGGAGTATTGCCGCAACTATGGAAAAGAGAATGGATTCGGGGATATATGGAATGTGCCGAATTTCAAAACGGAACAGACCTTTATGAATCGATGCATCCAACGCAAACCATCCTTGCACGGATGCCCGACTTGTCGCGACACTGCCGATTTGCGCTTGTTGTTTGATCTCAACGAAAAATATCCGCATCACGATGATCTAAAAGCACTGTTGGAAAATATTCAGCCCACCATGAATCTCATGACACGCGAATGTGTAGACAAAAAAGCCACGGATCACCACAAAATCACCACCATAAAAGAAGCTAGACAGGCACTTTATGCCTTGGAAGCCACGCCAAAATTAAACATGGAATCCCTGCTTTTTCCTTTAAGGACACGGACATCGCGTCTTCTTGTTGGAGGAGGCACCACACGACGACGTAAGCGATTGTCCTGGCAACAGAAAACAATCAAATCTCTGCCCACCAAAGAAGAAAAAGTCGTCTTCGTATTTTACACGTTTGCAAACGCTGGTTCCCTCCCCTACTCTTCTTGGACGTACAACAAACTGCCCACTGGATGGTGGTGGGTCGGAGCTGGATCCACTGCATCCCTACCCAAAGACACGACGACCGCCGTCAAGAGAGCAATCTTGTACAAACGCGAAGAGCAATTCAAGGGACCGGAGAATACGCAAGCGCAGACGATGCAGTACTTGAACACGGTTTTTACAAAACTGAAAAAGGATGGTGTCATTGCCAGGTTTCAACTACGACGATCCTACTTGCCATGAAAAACCTAAAGCACCGGATAACTGGCCGACAATAAGATGCCGCATTGTCCATCCCCATGATTGTACGGCTCGTCCGTTTTCGGATCTTTGCCGCGTCCTAGACGAATGTATCCACCGAGTCCCCAGCTGTCCGACCACGAATTTTTCACCAAGTAATACTCGATCCCCTTGTCATCTTGCCCGTAGCCCACGGCCAAGACACCATGATCGAGTTTGGTACCACACGTTCCCGTAAAGACGCCCGAGTGGTAGAGTTGAAAATCGCGTTGGTCGGCTTCAATGGCCACGGACACGGGCTGTTTCGACAGGGCGGACATGAAGGCCGCGTCCTGACTGGGTTCCACGTCGACAAAGGACGAAATTTGCGACCCTTGGACCAACGAGCACGTCGTCTGGCATTCCTCCTGTTGGGTCGACACGTAGGGATAGGACGTCGCATTACACAAGCCGCCGTTGCGGTGGATCCAGTCAAAGGCATTGTCCATGAGTCCCCCGTTGCACCCGCCGTCTTTCCCAGGGACGCGGTGGTTTTTGCGATTGTCGCAATCCACGAGCTCTTGCTCCGAAAAGGATACCAATTTGCCTCCCTGGTGAATAAAAAACGCACCTTCGAGTGCTCCCGTGGTGGAAAACGACCAACACGATCCGCATTGGCCCTGATCTTTGACGGTCGTCACTGCGCCCTCTTTGACCCAATCCACCGCCGCCGGCAATTCTGCCGTAGAAACGAGCGGCGATTTCCGCAAAGGAGAGGAAAAGGGGGCGTCCATGCCACCAATCATCAGCGTGCGAAATTCGTCGAGATTCATGCCCGAAAATTGATTGTGCCCCAAGGTGTAGGACAAGTTGCGTGCATTCACGACACGAATATAGTCGTCATTGTCGATCCAGGTATTCCACATGGCATGATAATGGGAGGATGCGACATCCACGACAATACGGTGTTTCACGAGCCACGCTTCAAATTGTTGGACCAAGTTCGGTTCGCCAGCGCGGGTCAAGAAATGGGTCAAGAATACGAAACAAGGTGTAATGAACCACATTGTTTAGTATACGTCATTATTTTTCTGATTCGGATCAATTCGCCGTGGAATACAACGCCATGGCGGTGGCAACCACAGTAAGGAACATTATCCAGAAAAAGATGAACTTGCTGATGAGTTTCTCAGCTGCATCGTCCAAGGATTGCGAAGAAATGTAATAATAGCTAAAATAGATGAACGTAATCACGCCGGAAATGGACAATCCAATAATCGGCGATCGAAACATCTCACTGATGGTCCCCTGTAGGAGTTTCAGTCCCTCCTTGAGTTTTGGAACAAACGCAATAATCCAGATGAATATACTGAGAATGACAAAAATGCTTAGGAAATTTCCGAGAGTAGACGTTTGTGTCGATGGCATTACATATTCAAGCGACATTTTTCCAAGGATTAAACCAACGACCAGACCTCGAGGTCTGGGTTGCGTTTAAATTTCGACATAATAGTCGTCGGATTTCATGCACCAAAAGGGTATGCGCTCGTCCGTGTTGGAAATCTCTTGGAAGTAAATGCAAGAGGCGGATTGGTTGGATAGGTAGGACTCGAGATGTGTTGGATCGTCTTCGGGATTGGTCGTCGTCGTCGTTTCTGTGTCCACTTTTTGGTCCTCTTTCAATTCCTTTTTTTCGGTGGTGTCCTCCTCCCCGTTGGGTCGTCCAACATCACCACCGTATGTCATTGAAGATCCGGTGGCACCACCTGTAGAAGAAGCAAAGAGATTGAAAAAGGATCCCGTTTCTTTCATCGCACCTGTCGCACCTGGCTCTCCCGTTGTACCGGTGGCACCACCAGTGTCGTCAACAGCACCTGTAGAAGAAGCAAAGAGATTGAAAAAGGATCCCGTTTCTTCCATTGCACCTGTCGCACCACCTTTTGGACTGTCTCCCGTTGTACCAGTGGCACCACCAGTGTCAACAGCACCTGTGGTACCAGTGGAAGACGATGTCGAGCTGAAAAAGGATGTGGTACCAGTCGAGCCAAAGAGATTGAAAAAGGATGTGGTTCCAGTTGTTGGACCTGTGGTACCAGTGGAAGATGATGTCGAGCTGAAAAAAGATTCGGATCCAGTTGGACCTGTGATACCAGTCTCTGCAGCGGCACCGGTGTCCGACGATGCCGTGGTTCCGGTAGGACCGGTAGGTCCAGAAAAGTAATTGACCACCGAAGGAATCACCTCCCCCAGCGACATGGTGGTCAACGTCATGGGTTGTTGCCGTCGTAAAGGCTGAGTGAGATAAATGGCATCTTGGCAGAATCCAACAAATCTCCGCCATGTAAACTTTTCTGCGCGAAGGGGAAATTTACTAAACACGTAAAAATTACCCAACACAGAGTGCGAAATTCGATTGTCCAAAAAGTCGACATTGTCGCGGTCGCCGTCGTCGCCGCGATCTACATTGACGTATCCGTCGTTTCCGCCGTCGTCGCAAAGATACATGACCTCGGGAACATAGATGCGCGTTCCCTTCCGGGTGTACAAGAAGATCAAATGGGAATGTTTGTGGAAAAAGGTGGGCAAGCCACGTTGCACAGGATGTCCAAGAACAAATCGTTGATTCAATAGCTCGTCGATCGTGACCCAGACTCGTTTCACCGGCGTCGAGTCCAACATTTTTTTCCCGGCAATGTCGTAAAAGACGTACACGTCGTCGGTGACGTCATTCAACACATATCCCCGGTATTCGACATTTTGAATTTCGTCGATAATTTCGGCCAGATGTTGGAGACACTCGTTTTGAAAGTACACGCTGGTTTCTTGCGTGGCTGCCAGTTGAAACGTAAATTGCGGATAGTCAAAGACTTGACCATCGAATTGCATGGCATGCACTACAAAGGGAACTTGTCCATCCTGGCGAATTTCATAGGCGCATAACCGCACCGTGAATTTTTTGGTAATGTCGCGTTGTCTTCCGAATTCTCGTCGCATCTGTTCTTCATCTAAATATATTACTGCTTCCCCCTTGGAGTCGTCGTCGTCATCGGCTACGTTGTCGTCGTCATCGCCGTCGTCGTCATCGGCGGCGTCGTTGTCGTCACTCGTTGTTGGATTATCATGAAACTTGATCTTCGGATGTGACTCGCCGTTCAAAAGGACGCGTTTGCGCAATGCTTGTTGGATAAAGAGATCCGACATGTACTCTTGCAACAATCGTCTTGTTTAAATGGATAAGAGAATATAAAGACGACGGGTGTACGTAGAGAAAAGGAAAGATGCCAATGTCCGAATACAGTGGAAGCTTTGTCGAGGAGGAGGATTTCCTCATGGAACAAGATCAACGCGAGTTGATTGATGCCTACTTTGATACCTATGAGGAAGACGACGACAGTGGAATGGTGAGCCGAGGACGAGGCCGTCGCAACCCAAAAAAGGACGAGTTGATGTCGCAAATGGACAAGGGGTTTGCCATTCTTTTCCCCACATCGAAACATCCAATTGCCTACTTTCACACGAATGCCAACCCTGGATCTACCATTCGCAATGCAGTCACGGGGATTTATGAATCGGGCTACAAATTTGGGTCCGCCAACGAGGATTTGTTTTTCAAAGTTGGCCAATCGTGTAGCGGTACGACGGGATATCATCACATTTTGTTCTACGACACACCCGAACAGTACGAGAAACATTTTTGTACCACGGTCAATGCGGACATGAAATCGAAGTGGTCAGAGAAATCGATGCGTCGTCGTCGCGAGGTTTCGGAAAAGAATCGTCTGTCATCGACCATGCTTCCCACAATTGTAAAGTAAGGTCCGGTTGACGGATGCGATCGACTTCGAGCCACTCTTTGGCCATGTCGGCCCGTGTGGTTATGGCAAGGCTAGGGTTTTCTAAAGCCCGGACTTTGTGTTGGATGTTCATGTATCGACGAATCGTGTCGATT